ATTTTGTCAAGTCGGTCTCTTCCGATAAAACTGATATCATGGTTGATGATATCGAAGAGAAAGCATATCAACCATTCCTAATAAACAAATCTTTGTCTTACCACCAAGATTCTGTTTTCTTTACTAACGAAATGAATTGTCGTCACGGTGTAGACAACCGTCTTCAATATGTGTTTTTCCTAAATACTTTACGAAAACGACAAAGATTTTCTAAGTGGTCTAAACCATATGTTAGTAAAAAACTCGATGTCGTAAAAGAATATTATCAGATGTCAACCCGAGAAGCTAAAGAACTTTATACGCTTCTATCTGATAAAGAATTACGTGAGTTGAAAAACAGAATGAATACTGGTGGTAATAACAATGGATGATGCACAAGAAAAAATAGTTTCAGAATTAGTCGAAGTAACCTTCCCCGAAAAAGATGATTTCCTAAAGATAAGGGAAACACTATCACGCATAGGTGTTGCGTCTAGAAGAGAACAGGAACTATTTCAATCATGTCATATCCTACATAAGCGTGGTCATTACTACATCACTCACTTCAAAGAGTTGTTCAAACTCGATGGTAAACCTACAAACATAGATGAGTCTGATATTGGTAGAAGAAATACTATCTGTAAGCTTCTAGAACAATGGAAACTCATTACTTTGGTCGACCCTTCTAAGATAGTAGAACCTACTGCACCCCTATCCCAAATCAAAATCATTCCATACAAAGAGAAAACCAACTGGAAATTGACCACAAAATACTCTATTGGTGGGTCTAAATAGATAAATACCTCTGTTAACAACTAACGGAGAAAACATATGTGGGATTTTATAAGTAGTATTTGGGCATTCATGTCAGCAATACCAGCGATTATTTCTATATGTTCAGTCATTGTAATGATGACGGACACACCAAAAGACGATGCTCTTTGGGCAAAGTGCTATAAATACATAGAAGTCTTTGCTCTAGCAATAGGTAAAGCAAAGGACAAGAACCCATTACTTGATAAGTAATTTAATTAGGAGAACATTATGGACGGAATAGTAATAGTAGCAATACTGGCTGTTGCATTCGTGTTTTTCGTTGTCAAAGATAAGAAGAAAAAAATCTTCAGTATCTAAGAAGACTACACCATCCAAGCCAAAGGCACCAACGGTTTCAGAGTTAAAAAAATTAACTAAGAATCAATTGGTAGAACTTGCAGAGAAGAAGAACCTTAAGGTTAAGAAATCTGGCGCAAAGGCTGCAGTCATCAGCGAAATTCGTGAACAATTGAAATAACTCTTTACGATGTCTTGAGAAGGGACTCAAAAGAGTCCCTTTTTTTGGCGTATAAGAAAGTGAAAAGAATAAATAATTGCATGAATGATATATTTGTTTTGATAGGTGAAGTGGGAGCCCCGATTGCAGGGAGCCTTGTGATGGGATTTTTTATCTTCATAGTCATCAAACAAATTCTAGAAGGCGTAGTTGACGACATTAAAACGTTAACAATGTTTTGCAACTCACTAGAGAACCGTGCAAGAACCATGTCAAATGAAATGATTAAGATTGACATGCTAGTTTCCGCTGCATTGGAACTCCGTCCCGATATAGAACGTGTAGCACGTGCAGAAAATTTTATAGAAGATGGAAAACTAGATGTGAGACGTGACTAATGAGAAATGAAATAGTAATGGTTGAATACACATTTACTAGGGACTTTGTTCTCATGTGTTCACTGGGTCTCAACATAGGATTTCTGTTAGGGTTATTGTTCATCTAATGGAAAGTCTTGTAGCGGTAATAAGTGATTACGGATTTCCAATCGTTATGGCAGTTGGGTTGGGTTATTTCATCTATTACATTTGGTGGTTTGTAGGTGAGAAGCTAGAACCCGAAATTGAGAAGCAACATTTTGCACTAATAAAAGTCATCGACCAAGTCAGAATGTTAGACCAAGATTTGATTCGTCTCCAACAAAAGGTAGACGTAGTTCTCGAATATAAAGAGAACGCTAAGAAAGAGGCAGCTAAAAATGAGAATAGTAAGTAGTATAATTTTAATGATGATGTGTATGTCTGTAAATGCAGATGAAATTGTATTTGGATTTAAGAGTCCTAGTTTTAATGGGGTAGGTCAATCAGCACATTATCTTACCATTGAGAACCAAGAGAAATCAAGACGTGATAAGATAGCACAAGACGTTGAAGATGCAATTGCAAAGGCAGATAGAGAAGCAAATAACACGACACTTGCCAAATTTTTAAGGAACGTAGAGAGCAGAATCTATGCTCAACTTGCAAAACAATTAGTAGAGAATATGTTCTCTAACGGTGAAGCTGTAACATACGGTGTCTTCACTATAGAAGGTAATACAGTTACATACGAACAGATGGTTGGAGAAGACGGTGTGGAATTCATTCGTCTAACCATTGTAGCAAGTGATGGAACAACTACAACTTTAGATATACCAATCGGTACTGGTAGTTTTTAAATGAAAAACTTAGGAATAGTAGGACTGTTAGTCTTGCTCATCAGCGGGTGTGCTGCCATACCAAGCATGACGGATTCCTGTACATCATTGGTTATGGAACGAGTAGGTGAATGTGTCGAACAGGCAGAAGTAGTAAATATACCTACGTACCAAGAACTTGCAGACTTACCACCTGCTGACAATATGCCAGTAGTTGCAGTGTATGGGTTCTTAGATAAGACAGGACAAAGGAAGAGAATGGATAACATTGCATCATTCTCTACTGCAGTCACACAAGGTGCAGAATCATTTTTAATTGATGCACTTAAGACTGCTGGAAAAGGTAAATGGTTTAGAGTAGTAGAACGTACAAGTTTAGACGCACTTGTAAGAGAGAGGCAAATCATTCGTTCTACTAGAGAAGACTTTGCAAGACAGGAAGGTAATGAGGATGCTCCAACGGGCATTCAACCTCTCTTGTTTGCTGGTATCCTACTTGACGGTGGGATAATTGGTTATGATACAAACATTGAAAGTGGTGGGCGAGGCGCAAGATACTTAGGTATTGGTTCAAGTGTTTCCTATCGTAGAGATGTTGTCACGGTATCGTTGAGAGGAATATCAACTTTAACTGGTGAAATTTTACTAAATGTACAGACTACAAAGACGATTTTAAGTACAGGCGGTGGTTATGATGTATTCCGCTTCGTGGATATGGATACGAAGTTGGTGGAAATGGAAGACGGTATAGCAGCGAATGAAGGAGTTACGAAAGCAACTCGTTCTGCAATTGAACTAGCTGTCTTAGAACTAATATACCAAGGACACGATAGAAGTTTTTGGGTAATTAAAGATGGTCATCGACATCCACACGGAACTCATGGAAGAAACGAGGGACATCAAATAGAGGATAAACAAAATGAAGAATAAATTATTCATTACATTATGTTTAACATTAGGGTTTTCTACTACAGCATTTGCTGGAGCAGACGACAATGAAATATGGTTGAATCAAAGTGGTACTGGTTTAGTACTAGATTTTACACAGAAAGGATATGGAAACAAAGTTGGTCTAGATGATTTCTCGGGAACATCTGCTGATATGGTTTTAACTGGTGCATCTAATACGTTTACACTTGTCCAATTTGGAGACAGTAACAAACTATTCGGGCCTATGATTGCTGACTCAGCAACTATAAACCTCACCTTCACTGGTGATTCAAATGTTATGGACTGGAACATTGGTCAAAATAGTGCTGACGAGTTAAATATGTTAGGTACTGTTACAGGTTCGTCTAATACATTTGATATTGATATTGGTGCAGATGCTAGTGCTGAATACCTTAACTGGGATTTAGTAGTTGCTGGTTCATCAAACATATTCACTACTAAGATAGATAGTGACAATGCTGTTTGGAACTGGACTGTTACAGGTTCATCTAATGACATTAACACTAATCAATCAGATGCAACTGATAACAGCATTACTGCAATCTTAACTGGTTCAAGTAATGATATCGACATCATTCAGAAGAGTGGTTCAGATACAGGATGCCCAACTGGACAATCTTGTAGTGGTATTATCGATGTGACTTTCGTGACTTCTAATGCAAATATTGACATCGTTCAAAAAGACGATAACGATTAATCTTTTACTTATTGGTTCACTTCATGGTGAACCAATAGGTGAGATTACAGAACAAACAGGATACGCTGGGTTGCAGAGAGACGGTGAGACTACCGTCATCTCAGCATCTGAGATGCCTGAAGTGCTAATGTATGATACAGCACAAACTCAGAATGGAAGAATGAAAATTCAGTTCCAAGGAGACGAGGAACTAGACTTAACAGAACACTCCAAAGTTTGGATAGACGAGGTTTACTATGACCCCGACCCATCCAAGTCAAAGATGGCCATAAGAATGGCACAAGGCACCGCTCGATTTGCTTCGGGTTTTGGTGGTAAAATAAACAAAGCGAACATAAATATAACTACACCTACTGCACAGATAACAGTCAGAGGCACAGATTTCACAACTAGTATTGATGAAATCGGAAGGTCATTGATAATTCTGCTCCCCGATAAATGGGGTGCTCCCTCGGGAGAAATTGTAGTAAGTAATGCTGGTGGTTCGGTGACCATGAATGAAGCATATCAGACAACAATGGTTTCAACTTATGATGATTCACCTACAAAACCAGTTGTAGTGAATGGGATTACACCCAATCTAATTGATAACTACTTCATTGTATCTCCACCCGAAGAGGTGACAGAACAGATATCAGAAGAAAGTGGTTCTGAGAATGATAGTAGTAATATTCTAGACGTAGACTTCCTAGAGTTCAATGATTTAGAAGAAGACTATTTCGAAGATGATGAATTAGAATATACAGAACTCGATAGAGATTTATTAGATGTCGATTTCTTACAAGATTTACTGGACGTTGTCTTAGAGATTGACCGTAAGGTTGGTATCGATAGAGAACGACAAGCATTCGGAAGTGTTCGTATTCAAGGAACAGGTTCGGGGTTTGACAAAGACACTCAATACAATACAATTGTAGACAAGGGTCTGGGCCAGATATGGTTCTACAGGGAAGTTAATGGAGTTATTTCCATTAGATTACCAATGTTTGCACAAGCATCCATTAGAACCATAACAGACGAAAAGGAGTCACTAATACAAGTGGGTGATGGTTCGTCTATAAATATTACTATCACACAAACAAACTAGGAGAATATATGAATATTATAGAAAAGTTCCGTGCATGGCATGAAGCACAATTATTTGGGTTTCAGAAAGCTATGAGATTGGATGATTACCACATGTTGTGGTTAGCATTCGGTGAGGGAGTTGTCTTATGTTTAGTATTTTTATGGTTATTCTAAGAAGAATATGATATGAAGAAAAGTTTATTATTAACTTTATTGATAAGCTTGTCGACATGGGCAGACGAAAATCATGTCCATGTTGAACAAGTTGAGAGTGGTGATGTAGACCTCTCTATAATTCAAACAGGTTACAACAACAAAGTTGATTTCTCTTTTGCTCACGGTGGCAACACATTCAACTTTACACAAACAGGTAATGGTAATTCCATTTCTTGGGTCTCTTATTGGGGGTCGGGAAAGGCTTGGGGTGGTGATGTAGATGGAACCAATAATACTGAAAACGTAGAACAGATTGGTGGTGCAACATATGGTAGACACATATGGGGTAATAATAATGAGGTGGATGTGTATCAAAATGGAACACACCTACACAACATAGACGTTCATGTCGATGGTGTAGACCACGACTTATCTCAATCGGGTAGTGGAAGTCACACTTCAACCACATACTATTATGGAAACAGCGATAACTCCGTCACTAATGTTACACAGAAAGGTAGTGGAAGTCACACTTCAACAATAACACTTCAAGGAAACTATGCAACAACTTTAAACCTATTGCAAGATAGTTCCACAAATCAAATTTATAATCTAACACAAAACTGTCAGACTTCTAATGGTTGTACATTATCGGTAACACAGGAATGAACGCAGAATGCCCACCCGAGTTTTACGAGTGTTATACTGAAGAACAGTTTAATGAGATACTAGACCTCTTTGAAGAGAATGAAATTGCATTGCCAGCAACACTTGAACCTTT